CGTGTCAGTTGCCGCAGTAGTACCAGCACCAGTTCCCCATGCTACATAAAGGGGTGTGGTTCCAGCACCGTTAATACGGTTAGTAACAACGGCTTTTCCTGTGTTAACCAATAAGGTTGCCATATTTGTTTCCTTTTGATAAATTTTGAACTGCTGGAATTACTTGAAGATTGCTCCAAACATGAAAACCGCATACATTCCTTCCTTGAAGGGGAATAATGTGGTCAATATGCCATTTAAATCCAGTTATTTCTTCTCTTAACTTAGCCAAATTGGTTGCTTCTTTAGTTACAAATTCTGTAAGTTCAAAATTCCATTTAGGCGTTGCATTCATCTTTTTGTATTTGTATTTTAATACTTTAGCAAGGCATTTATCCTTGTTTTTAGATGACCAATCAGAAATAACTTTTCTAGTTTTTTCATAATTTTTTTCTCTATATTCTTTTGAATATTTTTTATGCAAGTCCCTATTTTCGGGTTTAGCTTTGTATTCCTTGTCATAAGTATTCTCTAAATAACGAGCTTTTCTTTTAACATTTGTACAATGCTTACAAGCAGTTTTATATCCACTTGAAGTAGATGCGTCCTTATGAAACTCAGATAAGAGCTTTATAGACTTACAGATAGAGCAGTGCTTTACCTGTGTAGCCATTTTTTAATATTCCAAATTAACTGTTTTAAAGGGTTTTTATAAAAAGCATCTATAACGCCAAGTTCTTCCACAGTACCATCAGCACGAATGATAGTGGCAACAAGTTGAATTTCTTTGGCGTCTAGATTAGTTTGCATAATTAGCCCGGACCTTGTTTAACAAGTTCAAGAACGATTGTATAAGAAAGAATAGCCCCTGTAGACCATCCTTGAGTTTGTAGTGTAATTTTACCTGTGGGTGAAGTTGCGTTGTTTACAATACCGCCATAACGCCACGCATCTACTTTACCACGTCCTACAAAATTACCAATACGAACTGGACTACTAGCGTCCCAAAATAGTTCTACATCTAAGCCATCTTCAACGTCAAAGTTAATCTTATTGATTCTAAGTTTAGTGGCTTTAACGCCGTTAATGTTGTAATCAGATAAAGTAGCCGGGTCAACAATAATTGTAGAGCCTTGGTCAGATGTATCTAAAAGACCATCTAATTTAAGAATCGTATTACGTGGACCATCTACTAAAGTCTGAATAGTAGTTGAGTTAGCCATTGTAACCCCCTATTAACGTGTGGTTTCTTCAGCAATTAAAGCGTAGTCAATAGTAACTGTTTCAGTAGCAACAGGAGTAATACTAAAGAAAGGCGACATTAAAGCATTGCTGATTGTTGTACCAGTAGTACCAATAGTAACACCTGATACACGAGCAATCATGTTGTCAGAAACAAACACTTGCAAGTCAGTACCATCGTAGTAGAAACCTACGTCAAGGTACGTATCAGCAACAACAGTAGTAATACCTGTAAGCAATGTTGTAGAAACGTTGTTAACTACAGAAACCAAGTTCAAAGAAGTTGAAGAAGCTGGTTTGGTAAAGTATAAACGGTCAGTAGTAGCAATAGTGCCACCGCTAACTTTAGACATACCAAAGTTCAATACCATAGCACCTGCAATAGCAGAAGCTTTTAGACGGTGTAAGAACCAGAACTTGTTACCACCAATAAATTGGAATGTAGCAGCAGTACGATACACAGAAGCAGCAGTAGCGGATACTGGTGTTAAAACACCGATACCGTTTAAACCATCAGCCAATGCAAAAGCAGCACCGCCAGTGATTGTACGAGCAGCAGCAGCACCTAAGTCTGTAAAGTCGTTGGAATATGTAAATACATCAAGACCTGCGTCAGAGGATGTATGGAAAGGGTCTGGCAATGGATAATCGCCTAGTGGTTTGCCTTTAGCAACGGTGGCAAGACCGTATGTAAATCTTGTTGGTGTGCCCATTTGTATCTCCTAAAAGTGATGGGTTCACGTCAATTAAGACGTTTAGGATAAGAAAGTGTTACGAGTGATTTTTAATACTAGCTACAGGAGTCATGCGTTTCTTTTTAACGCCAGACAACTGACCGCCTTGATTCTCTACTGCTTGGGTGTTACCGAGACCTTTTGGTGCTTTTGCTTTAGGAGCAGCCATATTACTAGGCTTGTCTTTAACAACTGCATTCTTAGGCTCTTTAATAATTGGATAGTCCATTATTCATTCCTAGTAAGGCGGTGAGGAAAGAAACGTTTTAAGTTCCTAACCCCACCATTATAACATAATCTAGTTCTCTTGTAAAGAACTATTTAGTCATTAAGGACCGTTAACGCCATACACAGCACGTGGGTCTGACCAACCGAAACTATAACGCTCATAGCCTTTAGCTTTAGCATTCATAGTGTCAAAGTCATTGTCTTGGTCAAATGTGATACCAACACGTTCATAGTATTTCATACCATTTTGGATGTTAGTACGCAAGAACCAAGCATGTGGACTTGTGAGGTAATGGTTCATAGTGATACCTTCTGGGATGGCATTAGTTGCCTTCAGAACGTTGATATCGTTATTTGCAGTACCTGATTGGAATACAGACTTCAGAATGCGGTTAGCGTTGTACCATTCTTGACGAGCTACAATCAAAGAACGTGGCATTACGTTAATCAACAAACCACGGTCATTTTGGAAACCCATGATTGCGATTGTTGCATCTTCCAAAGAAGCTTCGGAGAGGTCAACAGACACAGTAGGGGTATTAGCAAAAGTACCACCAGAAGTATTTGGATGAGCTGTAGAGCACAAAGGTTGAGCATCACCACCTGTGTAGGTAGCATTGAACGCACGATTGTAAACGTTAGCACCAATATTTTCTTTGGTTTGACGGAAAGACATAGCTAAAGCAGCAGCACGACGCTTAGAAACTTGCTCATACAAATTGTCATCCAACTCTTCTTTAGTTACGATGTAACCAAGAGCGTATGCAACGTGTGTGTAGCGAGTTACGAAACCTTGAACTTCTGAATCATACTGAACGCCTTGACCTTCAGATTTAACAGGAGCAAGACCAAATCCAGTTAACTGAACGTCTTCCTCGTAGTTTTGATGTGAAGTATCTTTGTCGAACAAGTGAATATATTCTTCAGGATGTTCGTCGTAAGTTTGACCCCACCAAGCTTTAACACCAGGCCATAGGGCCTTTGGGTGAGTACCAGTTGTAATTACACCAGCCATTTTTTATTCTCCTATTAAGCGCCGAAGGCTTGTAAATATTGGTGTTTATTAAACTTCACCAAAACGTTATTGTAAGCACCAGGAACGTTGGTAGGTTCTTGGTAGAGACCAACAACTTGGAACATGGAAGCTGCAGTAGCAGAGCTATCGCAAGTTACATAAGTGCTTGAGAAAGGTGAAGACTGGGCCAATGTTGAAGTCTGGTCAGCAGTGATTGTTGGAACTGCAGTAGCACCAACTTTAGCATCTGCAGAAGCGTTAGCTTGAACAGAGTAAATTACAGCAGGGTCAGTGATAACATAAACATAGGTATATGAACCAGCACTTAAGCCAATCCAGAGTTGTGCTAAGTTTAAGTTAGTACCTTGCAATGAAACACCTGGGTTAGCTACACGAATGGAAGCAATAACACCTAGTGGAACGGAAGCAGCTACAGCTTTAGTAACGAGTGGAACACCATTAGCATCATTACCGACAGCAGACTTCACAACATCGCCAATAGCGTATGTGTTGGATGCGTCGTTAGCGATAGCGTAAAGTACGCCTTGCTCGTTAAAGGGTGCACCAGTGATTGTGCCAACTGGCGACAATCCTGTTACGGCATTTACGTTTGCCATTTTTTTTCCTTAATTAGAAAGTTTTAAAATTTAATACCAGCATTGTAGAAACCTGTGGAGTCTACGCCAGGTGTATTACCACCACGGATTGCTGCATCGGTTTTGTCGTTACGCTCTTGTAATTGACGTTGGTCTTCAAGCCACCACTCTTCTTTGATTTTCATCAAGTAAGCATACATTGGGTCGCCCTTCTCACCAGCCCCTACTAAGAACCTAACCTTATCTCCTACATCGGTGTTACGTGATGTAACATTATCCGTAACGCCACCTACCTCGCTAGGGTGAACAAACTCATAACCGTTTTCAGTGGCATTCTGGATGCGCCCAGGCGTGTCATTGAAAATATGCAAGTGATACCCTTCAATTTGGTTTCCTACTTGCAGCTTACCTTGAGTCCCATTAAATACGCCTTTTTTACGTTCACGTGGACGCTCTACCTTAGTAGACTCTGGTACAGCTTTAACTTCTTTTTTAATTTCAGTCATGTTCTTTCTCCCTTAATCCCATTCATATTCTGCAACATAAGCTTCTTTGGTCATAAGACCTTGCTTAACGAATTTATCACAAGCTGCTTTAGCTTCTGCAGGTAAGTTGTTGTAAGATTTCTTTCCAGTACCCACTGATGGTCTAGCTGTCCCATTAGAGGAGCCTTCCATCGGATTCTGTACTCGTTTCTTACCAAACTTCTCTGG